ATCGTGCAACTCTCTGGTCACGGTAGAAACACTATAGGCCTCTTTGATCTCTTCGGTAAAACCTGACAGCCTTTGAGTAGCCGCATCTTGGGCTACACCTTCGGTGCTGTAAGTGCGTCCGTTATACCTGTACTCTAGTAGTTTACTCATGAGACTGTCCCCAATCTTGTGCCTGTGGTTTTGTATGTAATGTTACTATTTCCAGTTATAGCGGGGCCTGCTGCCCCTCTTCCATAGCCGCCGCCAGCACCTCCTTGGACTCCGTAAGTACCACCAGCGCCGCCATTGCCGCCCCCCGCACCTGCTGAAGTAAGAGTTCCAGTAGCACCATTAGCTGAAGCACCATCGCCCCAACCGCTTCCTGCACCGCCAGCACCGCCAGAACCGCCGCCTTGACCACCGCCCCCGCCGCCGCCATTGATGGGGAAAAATCCTGAGGGAGGGCCATTGGGACCACCAAAACCACCACTACCGCCGCCGCCACCGCCACCGATTGTTCCCAGATTGTCTAGGGTTACTGCACTTAAAACTCTTAAAGCTATTCCTCCAGCTGTGCCACCAGTACCTGCGATGCTGCCATATTGATCAAAGCCTGTCATCCTACCTCTGTTGCCGCCGTTTCCCCCACCACCAACAATAAAACCTTCGTTAATTAGCTCTACACCGCTAGGATAAGACCCATTTATTGTTAAAGCTGGGGACCCTGCTGAGTTAGCAAAGACATAAACCCCAGCTTCAATTAAAACAACTAGCCTTTTAGTCTGGTTCCAACCTTGGGATATTGCCAATGACCTCAAATTTATAGTTGACACGTTAGAGGAGATAACTACGTCAGCTATAACTCCGCCACTTACACCAAACCCGTTTATGTTATAGCCAAACCCAGTCATTATGCGTCATTCTTTGCGTTTGTTGTGAAGAACAGTTTTATACCCATCAGTCTAGCATCTGCTGTTTGAGTATCGTTAGTGGCATCTCTCATAACTTGCAAGAAAGTGTAGCAGTCTTCGGCAGCACTAGCTATGGTTACAGCTCCGCTTTCCACTGATACATCTAAGTCGTTAGCAACTCCACTGTGAGCCTTAGCTGTAGCTAAAACATTGGTGCCAAAAGCAGTGTTTGCGCTTACATCGTCTGCAATACTTACACCAGATAAACCCCAACCAACTGTACCTGTGTTGGTCCCGTTCACAGTAAAGAACGCTTGAAAGGTTACGGTTCCCTCATTCCAACTCTTAGGGAAAACAATACTAAACTGTGCAAACTGAGCAGCGCTAGGGTCGAAGTCAAGCACCTTAAGTTCTGGCCCATTGGCAAGCTCTACTTGCTCTGGTCCATCACAACCGTTAGTTGAATTTGGGTACATAGCAGAAGCGGGTACATAGATAGTTTCTTTGCCTTGAACCTTGAGGGTATTGATTTCATCACCAGTTGCAGTCAGTGCCGTTGAACCTAGAGTTATCGCCGCCGTGGTAATAGACTGGGTATTGAGAGACAACACATTGTCAGCAGTCTGATCTAAAGTGGCTATATCTATCCAAGCATCGTTGTCTTCATTACGCAACTTAAGTTTGTTAGCGGTAGTGTCAACCCACCACTGGTTAGCGTACCTAGTGGTAGGCTGCGTATCACCAGAGGAGTTAGAGGCAAGCGCCACAAAAGCTGCATTTAAGTCTGTTCTAGTAGCAGGGAACAGTTGGTTAAGTATGTCGAAGTCGTGTTGGCTCATGTCTTATCCTTACTCTGGTTTAGTAGGCCAAGTGATTGAACTAGGGAACCCCGATTGTGCTGGTACATCCCTAAGTAAAACTCTGTATGCTAACCAAGCGTCAGTGACACGATCAACTACTGCCCAACTGTCAGACTGTACTAAGAGGCCGTTACGATTAAGCCTAGCCTGTGCAGCTAACTCTTCTGTCGTTTGGTCTGGCTGAGTACTGGTACTACCCTCTGGGGCAGTTACACCAATAGCTGCAATTGTAAAAGACTCTGTGTGGCTAGTCCAGTAAACAGTACCTCTAAGGTCAGGTGTTACAACCCAACTACCGTCTGTCCATACAGCACATTGATTATCATCTAAACTAGGTAACTCTGATACAGTGGCATTAGCGGGGATGCGAAGGCTGCCGTCCAGAGGGTCAACCTTAGCCGTTGTAGTGCTTAGATACACACTTGTTTCTTTGTCGTAGTGATATACGCTTGTCATTATGTTTCCTATGTCTTGATGCAGTACATCATCTGCACGTTAAGTGGTCGGTTATCTGCGCCTGTGGCAACATTTCTTGAAGCATCAAACTTTAGGTTTGGAGTCCCTAAGCTGCCAGTAATACCCGTTGTTCCACCACCACTGTTTCCAAGAAAGAACGCTCCCGTTGCGCTGGCGTTTCCTTGCGGGTATGGGGACGCAACATTTGCGTATTCACCAACAATATTCCTGATTGCATCAGCCTGCTTAGAACCAACTACATCGCCAGTCGTCCCATCTCCCCGATTTGTCCGAGAGGCTCTGTCAGCATCGTTAGTAGAACCGTTTGCAAAGCCCCTGATAAAAGTGCCTCTAAGGTCAGGCACGTTGAATGTACTTGACCCATCACCCGCACCATAATCATCTGATATAATGCCAAATAGGGCAGAGTAAGTAGAACGGCTGACGGCCGCACCATCACACTCAATGAAGCCCGTAGGGTCTGTTGCTGTAGTGTGGGGGATGATCATGCCTGTAGGGACACCAGCGGGTACTACAGGTGCTGCCCATGCTATGTCTGTACCGTCACTTGTGAGGACAGTGTTTGCAGCACCCTTAGCCAACCTAGCTGTTGCAGCGGAAGCATTACCGTACAGTAAAGAGCCCCTAGTTATTGCATCTAGTTGGTTTAACTCAGTGTTCGTAGAGGTCAAAGCTGTGTCTAAGTTAAGGACCACAATCCAAGCATCGTTGCCCTCGTTTCTTATGTATAGGATGTTAGAGTCTGTCTCATACCAGAACTGGTTGGCATGTGGCGTAGCAGGGGCGGTGTCTCCAGAGGAGTTAGAGACAGCCGCAAGTAGTGCAAGGTTAAGGTCTGTTCTTGTTGCAGGGAAACTTTGATTGAGGATGTTGAAGTCGTGTTGCGACATTACGTCACTTCCTTTCCGTAGCCCTTAGCTACATAGTCTAAGGTTACAGCGTTAGTGCTAACTGCCGACCCAGTAAACATATTAAATGTGAAGCCAGTTCTTGTCTTGTTTGTTATTGTATACCTGTCTCCCTCAACTGCGTTAGAAAGAGAGATGCCTAGTGCTGGAACCGCAGCAAAGGGATTTGGAAACAGGACGTTTTTAGTGCCAGTAAAAGTTATATCAGAACCAGATTCCACCCTATCAGGCATGTCTATGTTTATAGTTAGCTCCTCTATCTGGGGGCTACTACTAGGGTCAGTAGAAGTTAGTAAAGCCCTAAACTGAAAAGCCCTAGCTGTTATGTCACTAATAGAGAAGTCTTGCCAATCGGTATAAGTGGGAGTTCCATTAGGGTCATCGTTAGTATGTCTTAACTGCAGTATAACAGACACGTCTTCAGCGTCAGTCCCTGTATCATCAAACAGAGTAGTGCTACTGTCAAAGAGGGTAGTTTGAAAATCAAACGTGTCTGCATTGTTAAACCTATTACTACGAACATCGTAACCTAGTCTTGAAGTAGACTTAAACCCTATATCAAAGTGGTTTGCAAAGTAGTATATGCCAGCTTGTTCAAACGAAGTTACAAGGTCGAACAACTCATTTCCTCTGGCATCAAAGTTACCAGTAGCATTGTCGAACAGTTCGCTCAGTAACATTAGCTTACCATTAACAAGCTCTACAGTATCCTTTATACCACCGAAGGTTGGACCCTCGGTTAAGGTAGCTACTACATTTAGCTCTTCCATACCTACACTGGTAATTACAAACTTTGCAGGATTGACAGAAGTGTTTGCACCACTGGCGGTATCGTCTACCGCTTTAATAAAGTAAGTGCCCGGACCTGCATCAGCAACAGCAAAGACACTAAGACTTGAGGGTACTTCAGCTATAGCTATGGATGAGTTGTACTTAGCTCCGGTTAACTCTTTACTAAACTTAATTGTATAGTGCGCTAAGTCTAAGTCAGCTACAGGTGTCCAAGTTAGGTATAGGTTAGGTCCTACAAGGTTTCCGTTAAAGTTAGTTACATCTGCTGGCGGTGCGCCTAAAGGTTCTATGAGTTGGCTAGATAGTGTGGTATAGGCACCCTTAACACCTAGAGAGTTAATCGCCCTTACTCTAATATCGTAGCGCCCATCTGCTACACCCACAACGTCAATTCTGCTTGTGCCCGTAAAAAATCCAAGTGTGCCAACTCCTGTAAAGTTAGTGTCACCCACTTTTCTATATTGTACCTCGGCTATGTCCATAATGTTACTTGTGTTTGTAACGTCTACAGTCATAACTCCAGTAGTCTTACCCTTTACCCTTCTTAACTCTGAGCCAACGGTTACGCCAAGGGTCGGTACCTCAAAGGCT